AACAGGCATATAAATTTTTTTATTATTGGATCCATCAATAGCATTAAAAGTTTGCATTGTAGAAACTTTTCTGCTTGGATCATATTGTATACTTGTAAGTTCAAACGACATTCTTGGAAGAGTTAATGCTACCCTCTTCCTTAAATCTGGTTTTTGCTCTAATCTTGCTAGAAATTTTTGTATTGGACCATATGCAATCGGAACTTTTATAAAACTAAAATCATTTCCATTTGCATCTTCATGACGAATTTCTAAATTATTAAATAATGTACCAAAAGCAATAATGGTTTTTCTTATAATTTCGTTATAGGAATAAGATCCGAGCATAATATTTACTTTTTATTAATTATTTAGTAATTCCCAAAAGGATTTCCTTCAGAAAAATCTAATATTTCATTTGCCTCTGATTGAATGATAGCATTTTCTGAATACTTATCATATAAATCATCTGTATAAATTTTTTGAATTGTATAATTAGAATTAGATCCTCCTGCAGTTGTTCCCATTCCAACAACAGTTTCACCAACTGCAAAATAACCATCAGTAATTGAAACTTTTAATATTGATGTAGAGTTATCCCAATTCTTGACATATGCACTAGTTCCAGTAGAAACACCTTTGACTACTTCATTAAATACATAATTTCCAGTTGAAATTCCAGCAGGTGAAGAAATGGTAATAGTTGGAGATTGGGTATATCCAATACCAGCAGTAGTATATCTAATTGAAGTCACAATTCCAGAAGTATTTAAAAGTGCTTCTGCAACTGCATTTATTCCACCGGAAGGAGCAGTTGAAATGGAAACAATTGGTGTTGAACCATAACCAACACCACCAGAATTTATAACAACTGGACCAAGAGATCCAGTCCCAAGTATTGCTGTTGCAATGGCACCAGTTCCACTATCACTTATTATATTAACAGTAGGAATTGTTGTATATCCAATTCCTGGATTTATGACTAATATTCTATCAACTGAAAAACCAGTTCTACCAGTTTTGCTGGTCATAATTGCAACAGCAGTCGCATTTATTCCACCAGAAAAAGCATTTGAAATTAAAATAGTTGGAGTACTTAAATAATATGCACCATCATTAATTAAATCAATTGCATACACAGATTTCCCAAAAGGAGATCCAATTTGTGATGATGCCAAAGAAACTTGTGCTCTTGCTTGTGTTGCTCCCAAACCAACCATTTGAAGAGTTTGAATATATCCAAAATCTTTAATTGCATTATCAACTTCTTCAATAGTAGTATCAATAATTTCATCTTCATATTCAAATACTTCACATCTTAATTCATAAATGTAAAGATTGTTTAATTGATAAAAAGGTTTTTTGCCTTCTACATATTTTATTTCAAATATTGTGTTATCTATAGGAAGATATATCAAATCACCTTCTTCTGGTCTATTTGATATTGTGACATTACTTTCAGAAGATAAAAATGGAGTTATAAAATTTTCATATCTATCTTTTGAAATTAATAAAGTTAACTCATCAGTTGTTCTTACTCCAAATTTTGATAAAATATCTCCTTGTCCACCAAATCCTTCAAAATTTGTTATATATGCTTCTAATCTATAATTATCATCAAATTTTGATGCAGTAATTTCTTTAATGATTGTATTTTGATTAATAATTTTTCTGGGAAGATATACAATATCTTGTCCATACATTTTTAATTGTTCATTGATTAAATCTTGTACCAATCTTTGTTCACTCGGTGAACCTTGAAGAAAATACGGATTAAGTGGAGACATAATATTAACCTATCATATCCATAGGAGGAGTTTCGTATGTGTCCATAAGTTCTCTTTCTGCCTCTTCTACTTCTCTTACTGCATCTTCAAATATTTGCCTCCCGTTTAATTGAACACCACCAGGAAGCATGACACCTTGGAATTTAATCATATTTTGTCCCCACTGTTTTTTTATCAAAGCAGTTAAATATTTTTTAATCCACCAATCATTGTATATTTTTGGTGTATCGGAAGGATCAATCATTCTGTAGCAATCAAATATTAAATAATTAGTAGGACTCATTTGACTCCAATCAATATCCAAATATAATCTATGATTTTTCTTATTAAATCTAATTTGAATATCTGGTGTAATAATTCTACTCAAATCTTCCAAATATGTTTTTGTCATTGAATAATTCAAAAGATCCAATGCACCAAAATAATATAGATCATTCAAAAATAATTGATATTTTATATTAAAAAGACCACTAGATATTGTACTAGAATCAACTTTAAATACATTATTTACACCAATTACATGTTCTGGTACTGTTAAAAAATTATTTGTTTCTACATATGAAACTGTTGAAACTCCAACAGTTGATATTCCTGCAGCACCTGGTGCATTTGCTCTCATTGTATCAAGTTCACCTTGAGTTAATTGATGCTTTAAAAATACTCTTTGGATGCCATCATAATGCCTTTCGTTAAAATGTTGAATTGCATCATCAACCAAATCATCAATTTGATCGTCATCTACGTTAATTTCCAATACAGGATAACCAAGTTTTCTTAAACAATAATCAATTAATCCTTGACGAGTTGCTGGTTGAGCCATCGTTATCCTTTATAGTTATTTATTTTGTATTAAGTTGTTCCAATACCTGTTACTCCTGCAGTAACAAGAGCAGAACCTTCCACAACTCTTATATATTGAGTTCCAGTATTCAACAAAACATCATAAGAATATCTTCCTGGTTTCAATGAAGTAGTTAATGATGAACCCAAAGATATTTTAACTTGACCATTTGTTCTATTTGGAAAAGAAACAGAAAAAACAGCAGAAGAATTTATTGAAGCAGGAGATTTTTTTAAAACAGATGCTCCAGTATATCCAGTCAAGTTTATTGGATTATTTGAAAAATCTTGAAGATTATATGTAAAATTAAAATCAGTATTTGTAGGTATTATAATATTTCTCACATATACTGATTCTGAACCAACTATAACATTATGATTTGACATATTTTATATACCCTTACTGAGCATTATTTTTATTTATAGTTTGTTTTTAATGAGTTGATTTAAAAGATCTTTAAGATCTTTTATTTCATTTTTTAATTCATCAATTTCATTTTTTTCATTTATTATTTTATTTTTTGTTTTTAAATATTCTTCATACTCATAATCATTGCAATTTAAAATTGCATTTGTTTTTTCATCTCTGAATAATCCCTTATGATCTTTTACTGGTATCATACTGTTGCTATTACACGAAGATCTCTAATTGCTGGAACAAATGCTTGATTTGTTCCATTCATAATAATTTTAATTTGAAATCCATTAAATAATGAAAGATTTTTTGCTGTAAATTCATAACTTTGAAAATCATTAGGAGTGGTTGATGCAGAAACAAATCTATCAGGTTTTCCATTATTTTTTGAAGAATCTATAACATTCCCGTTATTTAAATTATCATATCCAGGGAACAATTCATAGTATTGCTGTGAGGTTGGAGAATCATTTCTCAACAATCTATATAAAACCCTAATGTCATTTGTATAGTCTCTATAAGCATCAAAAAGAACTTTTAGTGAATCAGATGCTTTATCTAATTTTACAATTTTTGAAACATAAATTGCTGAATTTGGGTCACGAGACAAATCATTTACTCTTGGATCCAAAACAAAATCGGATATTGGAGTATCAATTCTATTCATAATTGTAATTAAATTGACTCTATCCAAATCTATCATTGGAGAAACTTTAGAATCTCCCGTTGATAAATTCATTTCTAAAGTTAAAGATTTATTTCCAGGTAAAAATGGTAAATTATTTTGTTCATTTTCTTTTGAGCAAATAATTCTTGTACTATTTAAGAAATTATTTGAATTTAAAGATATAGTCTCAAATCCTTTATCGACAAATGAAACTTCATTTCCATTTACACTTGTTCCAGATGTAGTTCTAATTTTTGTTTCAATTGATGTTGTTTCTGGTAATAATGTTTGTATATTTGGTTTGACTATATTGAATGCAATATTTTGTGATGCTTTTGCACCATTCAATGAATTTGATTGTGAAATATTGTATAAATATGAACCTCCATTTTTTGTAGACTTAAAGAATAAATCAGGTCCATTTGAACTATCAGTACTTCTATCTGAACCAGATTTTGTTGTATCAATTTTTATGTGATAACTATCCAAACTAATTGGATAATTTGTGAAATCTACAGCAGGATTTGAGAATGAATGTATTTTATTAATTCTTCTCAAAGAAATTCCATTAAATTCATACTTAAATATCAATTGATTTTGATCATAAGATGATGGAATTGTTGAATCAATTCCTCTATTTCCACTAATTCCTCCAATCGTATTTAATGAAGAACTATATGTTGTATACCCAACAATTTCTTTATCAATTAAAACATAACCCGTATTTGCTGCTGATACTGGTTGATTTTCAAATGTTGTTAATATTCCAACAGAAGATAATTGAATATCTGCAGTTGAAGATGAAGAATAACTTGAAGATAGTTTTACTGGTGCTACATCAGATTCTATTCCATTTAATTTAACATAATTATTTGAAGCATATAAACCATGATTTTGATGATTTACTTTAATATACAATCCATCATTAATATCCAATGTGGAAGAAACCACTGCACTTGTAATTTGTGTACCATTGCTTAAAATAACATCAGATCCATTTGCATTTATATTTCCTTGAACATTATCAACAATCAATGAATTGAATGAAGAAATAATACCAGAATTATTTGGAATTGTTAAAATTAAATTCTTTCCAAAGTTTCCAGTCTGTGAAGAATTTACTGTTAAAGTATCACCAGCAGCATATCCAGATCCTCCTGCAGAAACAGTAGCAGCAACTGCAACATTATTGATAATAGTAAGATTTGCTGTGGCACCTTTTCCAAATCCAGTAGTTGTTGTTAGATTTACATTGCTCCAAGTAGTGTTGGATGTATAACCATAACCAGAATTTGTAATAGTCAATCCACTACCAATTCCAATTGCACCAACTACTGATCGTAAATTTCCACTAAAATATGAATTATTATTTTGAGTAATTATGGACCCTGAAGTTAAATTTGTTAAATCTGAAGAAGTTAGACTCTTTCCAATTCCAACAAATATTGATTTAGAATATGAACTAATAGGATTTGGTCTTAATGATACAATTTGATTGTTTCCAATATCTAAGTCTGGATTATAAAATCTGACAGATGCAGAATTAGTTGTAAATTCTGCTCTATATAAAATAAATTTTAAATCTTCTAATTGACTTGCATCCCAAGTAGAACCATTTTGAGATTTAAATAAAGATCCAAGAGTCGGTTGTTGTGAAACAATAATTTTTTCAGAATCTGGTTTATTGACAGTAGATATATCAACTTCACCCATTCTTGAAATCCATGCATTATATGAATCTGATGCAGAAATTAACACTATTGCATATGAATTACTTCTTTCTAAGTATATTGGAGATTCAAAAATAAATGTAGTAGCAATACTTGCATCTTCTGACACATTAACATTTTCAGGATCTAAAACAACTTCACCAAAAGGAAGAATTGTTTGAGAAGGAAGTCCACTTTGCATAGTTCTAATTTGCAAAGTAACTGGTATATTATTTGTATCTTTTGTTTTAAAGAAAACATCACATTTAGTTATATAAACACCATTTGGATCATTCACTTCAAATGATTCTGCCAATGGGTCTACCCATCTGGTTTGTTCTGTTGTTCTATCGGTAAATGTATTATTTGCAACTAATTTTGTTGTAGTATCAGTTAAAGTTCTTTGATCTTGTCTTGTGAATCTTTCGACACTTGCATTTTTAAGTCTAAGAGTAGAATCTTCAACGTTATCTAATGTTCCTGCAGAGATGAAGTTTGTTTCTGCAGAACTTTCAGATATACCAACAATCGTTGAATTTGTTGAACTTGTTGTTAACAATAAAGTCTTCGTTCCAGTTTGGAAAGCAGGTGTTGAGGGAATAGAAGGATCTGGAATAAAAAGTGAACCAATAAAAGTACCAGAAGAATCTGTGATCAATCTAAGATTTGTGACTGTTGCATTCGCATTACTAGTTTGACCAATCAATTTCATTCCAATTGATACTGATCCAAAAAATCCAGATGAAGATTGAAGTTCTAAACTTCCAGTATCTATATTTAAAATATTTGTTGTAGAAGTATATACATTAGAAAGACCGTTTTGTGGTTGATATGGGTTTATTGAATAAGTTTCTAATGCTGCATTATAAGGACCATATTTGTGATTTTGAGTTGCAAGTCTAAATTTAATACTTATTGAACCCAAAGTTCCAATAATGGTTTCACCATTTGCAAAAGTCCCACTTGTCATAGAAACTTCTAAAAGTTTTGGAACAATGTATGAAGTTACATCTACATTATCAAAAAATGCATAGAATCTGCTGGTTGGTTTTAAACGTTTTGCAATAATTTCAATATTTCTAGATCTCATTGTTGTTATGATTTCTCTAGAAACAACTCTATCTCCTAAT